ATTTAGGTACTGCTTGTACCTATATACTCAGAGCTTATAGAAAACATAAAACACCCAATAGATGTTTAGAAAAAGCAATACATCATTTAAAATTTGAATTAGAAAAACTACAGAAAGAATAATGTTAATAAACTTTGGAGACGAACTTGATAAGGTTGATAAGATACGAAAAGGAATACTCAAAGAAGCTCCAAAGTTAGGGATAGATGAGATAGACAATGTTATTAGATTCAAAAGAAATGTTACTTGTTTTGCTGGACACGCAAACGTAGGTAAGACCTCAATCATTATTTATTTTATGCTACTCTTTGCAATGAAGCATAAAGTAAAGTTCTTGGTATTTAGTTCTGAGAATGAGCCTTACTCTCTTATACGAAAGCTCATAGAGTTTAAATCTGCAAAGCCTATAAACAAAATATCGGAAGAAGAATTAGACAAACATTCCGAGTTTGTTTATGAGCATTTCAAATTTATTGACTGCGAAAAGAACTATGATTACTTAGATTTACTATCTTTATGTGAGGTTGTGTACCCACAATACAAATTTGACTGCTTGATTATTGATCCAATCAACAGTTTAAAAAAGAATAAAGGTATGATGAAATACAGTAATGCTTATGAATATCTATACGAGTGTATGACTGACTTTAGAATATTTGTCAAGAAATATGATGTAGGTCTTTGGTTAATTATGCACTCGGTTACTGAGGCTTTCAGAAAAAGATACCCAGCTAATCACGAGTTTGCAGGTCATCCTTTACCTCTTGCTATGTCAGATGTTGAGGGTGGGAATGTTTTTGGAAACAGAACAGATGACTTCTATACTATACATAGACTAACACAGCACGATAGCAGGTGGATATATACAGAGCTGCATTGTAAAAAAATAAAAGACCACGACACAGGTACAAAACCTACACCTTACGATTCTCCATTATTACTACAAAGCATACCTAACAATGTAGGGTACAAGATCGGAGAACAAACAACAATTAATAAATCAGTACTAGAACAACTCAACTTCCCATTTTGAAAACTCAAGTAGAAAAGGCATACGATAGACATACAAAGTGGTTAGACATCACAAGGTCTTTCGGAGGTCTTAGAGAAACTGAGGTACAAGATATAGTCCAAGAGATGTATGTTCTTCTTATCCGCAATACACAAAAAGGTGTAGATTTTAGCTATGGTGATGATATAAATTACTATTATTGTTTTAGAATACTTAGAGGCTTGTATGTTGATTTGATGAGAAAGAAACTTAGATATACTTTTACTCAGCTTGATGGTTTAGAAATATCTGAAAGCAACGAGGTAAACTATGTTGAGACTTATGAGAAAATACAAAAAGCACTCAAGCAAATATTTTGGTATGACAGGACTGTGTATGAAATTATTGAAAGACAAGGAATAAGTATAAGTGAACTATCAAGAAAAACAGACATATCATACTACAGCTTGTACAATACATATTGTAAAGTAAAATCAAAACTAAAAGAACTAATATGAAACTTGGAGACAAATTAGAATATATAATAAACATCATTACATTTGGAAAAGGAAAGATCATAGCGACTTGGATAGCAAATAACTTAGGCTACGAGGACTGTGGATGTGATGACAGAAGAGAATACTTAAACAACATAACTAGAAATGGCAAACAAGAAATGGATAAAACTAAATAAAAAAGAATACGATGCTTGGAAAGATTTTAAAGCTATAAAAAGCAGTACTATAAACAAAGAGGAACAAGAGCTTATAGCATCTTTACATAGTAAATACTTTCAACACTCTTATTACATACCCTGTTCCTGTACACCTCGACATTGGAATCAATGGATTAGCGATCTTAATACTATTTACGAGAATGGGTATAGAGACTATAAATAAATTTGAAAGAATTGTAGTAAATTTTCTGAACGAGTTTGAGGGATGGAATCTTAAATGGAGTGAGGGAAAGTTTGAACACTATGACGCATCAGGTCTGACACCAAAAGGCCACGAGTGCGTGATGGAGATGAAGTTCAGGAACAAATATTACAAAGACAAACTACTAGAAAAGTATAAGTATGATAAGCTGATGGAGATGGATAGTGAGATCGTCAAGCTGTACTTTGTATCTGACCCAAAAGGTACATATCTATATTGGATTAACTACTTAGAGATGCCACCAGTCAAAGAATTATATTGTCCTGATACTACACTATGGACAAAAAAAAAGCTACTCAAAAAGGTTTATCTACTCACAGAGGATATGGCAAGTATTGTACATAAGGTATAGTTATTGCATATTGTTAATTATTTTCACTATATTGTCAAAAAAAACAAAATGAGCAAATTAAGAAACAAAATACATATAATAGACTGGTCTATCAATCTTTGGTGCGTTGGTAAAAGAAAAGAATTTTTAGAATCTTTTGATGATAATAAATTTAGTGAAACACTTGCTTATGAAAATCTACCAAAAAATTTAGCAGACCAAATAGAAGAATACATAATTAATGAATACCAAGATAAACTGTAAAAATAAAACTATGGCAAAAAACAATCACAATCCAATAGAGAATCAAGTAATGGCTTATTGTAGGCATAAAATACAAAAAGAACAAGAGGTACTTAAGTACATAGAAAAACATAAATCAATACTAACAGAACTCGGATATGAAATCAAAAAAAAAGAATTATCTAGCATATCTGAATGACAACTATTTTTATGAAATAGGCTATGTAAAAAAAGAAAGTAACATAAAATATATAAAAATGAAAAAACAAAGACAGTATCGAAGTAATCAAGGTAGAAACCCAAAGAAAGATGAGGTAACATATCAGACCTTAAAATTTGCATTTATTGTTTTCTTAATATGTGTGTGTTTACTTTTGATGTTAGAACAATGGACATAAAAGCAAAACAAAAGTACGAGGCATCTTTTAATTATTTAGCTCAGGCTATGACATCAGCTTTTGAAAAAGCAAGTGATAGTAGGAAAAAAGAAATAGGTAATTATATGAAGTGCCTTACTGAAATGTATGAATACACAAATAACATAGAAACAAAACTAATAAAACAAGATTATGAAAACGATACAACTTTTAGACGGAAACGAGTACAACAAGCAAGACTTGTTAAAAAAAATGGTAGATGATGATTTCTACTATGGAGAGTTATCACAGCTAGTCCTAAGTAGTTCATCTTTAAAATTACTACTATCAAGTCCAAAAACATATAAGTATGTTACAAAGTATGGTAGTGCTGAAACACAGCCATTAAGAGATGGTAGGCTAATACATCTGTCTATACTTGAGCCTGACAAGTTTCAAGAACAAATATTTGTAAATGTTGCAAGTAAAAACTCAAAGGCATATAAAGAAGCTAGAGATAAATATGGATTAGTATATACAAGATCAGAAAGAGAAAATGCAGAAAGAATAGCTGATGCTTTCTTTAAGAATGAACAAGCTCTGAAATATATAACAGACTGCGAGTTTGAAGTACCTGCAATAGATACGATACAAGGATTCCCATTTAGAGGTAAAGCAGATGTACTAAGTAACAAAGGTATTGTAGATATAAAAACAACAACAGACATAAAAGGTTTTCCATATTCAGCTAAAAAATATTCTTATGATGTACAATGTTATTTATATTGTCAGTTGTATAATAAGTCTTATGAGGATTTTACATTCCTAGTAATTGACAAAGGCAGTTTAGATATAGGTGTTTGGGAGTGTACAGAGGATTTTTATTTAGAGGGTAAAAGAAAAACAAAAGAGGCCTTAACACAATTTGAAAACTTTTTTATAAAAGGCCACGACTTAGACAACTACATTATAAAAGGTAAATTATGACAAAAGCAATTAAGATAGCAAACAAAATAAAGAAGATAACAAAGCTAGATGTATTTGAAAACACAAGAAAGATAGAGATAGTAGAGGTACGATCTTTACTAGCTT